CTGTAAATTGTGAAAGTAATGTTGGAGTGTTTTGTACTTCTCCATATGTAACATTAGCTGCCCTCCATGCTCCTGAATAATATTTTAAAAATTTATTAGAAGTATCACCCGAAGTAATAACATTAGCTAAATCTGCAAGATTAGAATTACTAATATTTGCATCAACATCGATAGTTCCTGGAACATAATTTCCAGAATCTGAATCATAAATTAATACATCTCCGTTGCTAGGTTCAATGTTTTGTACGTCTGATAATTGTCTAGTGCTAGCCGGTATACTAGGCTTATTAGTTAAGTCATTATAGCTACCTGAAAATAAAACTGGAGTATTTGATAAATCACTATAACTTCCTGTTGTTGCTACACTAGCTAGTTCTGTACCATTAACATTAATCGATTGTGCAGTTAATGCACCATTCACTGTTATGCTCGATGCATTAACTAACCCCGAACCTTGGAGATTTAAATTATCTCCAACTTCTATTTCTTTTATTTTATTACCATCACTAGTATCAACTATTAGTGGAAATCTATTTGCCATGTTATACTCTTCCTACGACTATTTCGATTGTGCCCTTGCCATCGCTGTCTTTATTTTCAAGTGCTTTACCTACTAATGTACCTACACTTGGTTGACTGCTTACGATAGCATATCCTGCTATTGCAGATGTTACTAACATATCACCTTTCTTAACTTTTCCGAGTACTTTACACGGTACTCTTCCTGTTAACGCAAGATCGACAACATGCTCTCCTTCTAAACTTGAGTTCATTAAGTATGCTGGATTTGTCGAAACAACACCTGCTATTCTATGATCTCCCTTTATATTAGTTATGCTAACTTCGTGGGTTCCGCCAAATATTAAAACAGTACCTGGTTCGTATGCTGCATCAGCTACATACTTTTCAGCCAAGTCAGCATATTTTGCTTGTGTTGCAACACCATTAAACGTTGTTGCATACACTGTGCCCAAGCGTACACCGCTTTCGCCTATATTACGTGTACCATTAGCATCTATTTTAATATCGGAACCTATCGTAGCATTTGCACCAAATATTACTTCACCATTTATTGTTATAGTGTCTGTTCCTGCATTTCCTAATGTTGTGTTTCCGTTGGCTGTTAAGTTTCCGCTAACTGTTAAGTTTTCGTCTACAGTCAGCGTATTAGCAAACGATGCTCCAGATGCTGTTATTGTTAATCTTGGCGATCCTTCTGCAATTAATAGTATAGTATCTGCTGCTTCGCCAGTAAAGCCATTGCCAACTCCTAACGCAATACCAGTTGTTGCATTAGCTTGTTCTTCTCGTTCACTTTGTGCTTCAATAAAGTTTGTATATACCCAGTCAGTAGATACAAATCCTTCTCCTGCATAAGTAGAACCGCTTTGAGCATTACTTTGATCAGTAATCCCAGTCCCACCAATATCAATACTTCCTGGAATACTAGTAATAAGTGAATCATTACTATTTCCTGCGGCACTTAATATTGTTGCACCTCCGGGTGTTTTTAATGATATTGTAGAACTTGTTAAGGTTAGTGTATCAAATCCTCCAACCTTAATTGCACTTGCATCAAGTTTACCGTTTATATCTCTTCTAGCAATGCTATCAGCTGTTGTACCAGTTGATATCTGTGTAGTAGCATAAAATCCTTCATCTGTTTTAATCAGCACACTACCTTCTATAGTATCTGAAGCTACAGTTTGAGGAATACTAGCTGCACCTAATGCGCCGCTTACGCTACCTGTCAATTGTCCCGAAGTATTAAATATACCTGATACACTATGTACATATAGCTTGTTTTCTAATTTTGTAAATCCTTGAACAGTACCTACTGCACCCGTTCCGGTTTGCGTAACAGTTTCCCCATCTTGTACAGTTATCGAACCAGTAAGACTTAAAATAGTTAATGATGTTTTAGACCACTCACTATCCTTGAAGTCATTATCTTCTAAACCTTTACCAAACTTAACGGCATCAGCATATGCAATCATCTCAGGATCACCTGTGCCGGCAGTTTGTCTACCATACAATGTATATTGATCAATGTCATTAAGTTCTGCAAATACTAAGCCGTTGTCTTTAATACGAACATAGCCCGAAGCAGTTTCAAAGTTTTCATCACTAAACTTAGCAAGCCCTAAATCTGCTTGAACTTTTGTAGCAGTACCGCTCCAACCTGTTGTAGCATCGTCTTCGTCGAAAGTATTTGCTTTTTGCATTGCTAATTTACTTTGGGCGATTCCAGCAGCCGAATTAACATCAGCGTTCATAATGGTATCGTCTTCGATCTGGAAGTCAACGGTAGTACCGGTGTCGGTTCTATTTACGGTCCAGTTGATTACCGAGTCAGTTGCTTCAGACGCATTAGCCCATTCGTCGAACGGACCATCTTGTATTGTTGCATAAGCTGAACCACCTGGTAAATCATATAACGTTTCACCATTAGCAAAAACTCCGAGAGTTGGTGTATATGTAATAATATTAATGCTACCTAAGATAGGATCCGTTGCACTTGTGTCAATATCTACAATTACACCTGTCTTAGTTGGAGTGCCAGATTGTGGAAGACCGATTGTGTCTCCTATACTCCAAGTGCCTCCTTGTACCGGAGTAGTTACAATTCGCTTTTTGCCTGTTGCAACAAAAAGATCATTTTGTGCAATGTTGTTTATTTCAACATTTCGTAAGTTATCAATCTCGTCAAAGTCTCCAGCAACCGAATCAACATAATTTTTGTTAGCAGCCGCAGTACCGTCTGTGCTAGGCAATCCTAAGTTAGTGATAACATTGGTGCCCATATCAATGTCGCCTTCCATCGCAGCATCTCCGTCTAATGGAAGGAAGCCGCTGCCAATTCTGTTGCCAACTGGAGAAGCATCAATTTGTGATCCCGACCGTACGTTATATCCTAGTACACGATTGATATATCCGACTACTGCTTTTTCGACCGGAACAGCTTGCCCCGAGTTATCACTCATCGAATCATCTGCTGAGAATTCGTTAATTGTAACACCGCGTTTGAACCCTAATGAGTTAGCATTTGTTAAACCAATTTCGCCTGCAAATTCAATATCACCTGTTGCTTGGTCAACGCTGAAGAACTTTCCTACACGGAAGAAACCGTATTGGTCTGTACTCATCCAGAACACACGCCCTTTACGTCTTTCCCAAACTTGTGCTGCAATCGCAGTTGGGGAATCGTCATATGAAATTGCTAACGGATTTTCTGGATCTCCTAAAATAACGTTTGGATAGTTTGAATCATTAAATCCGCCCGTACCAATTTGTGTAAAATCGTGTCCTGTTGCACGACATAGTGAGATAGCAATAGTAATTTCTGCTGTTGCTCCCGCTTGCAAACCACAACCAAACTTTAACGCACTTGCAGGTATTGATTCATTTAATCCTGTGCCAGTGTACGCAATGTGAATATTTGTATTTGCTACATCGTCTATTGTAATATATGCAAAAGCACCACTAGCATCATAATTTACAATCTGGTGCGTCTTACCTCTCCAAGTAAACAACAAGCCTCCTGCATATCCTGCATCGCCAGGTTGTAGGCCTGCAATATCTCTAAGCAAACGTGTTACTGTCTCGGGATTAGTTATTTCTTGAATGGCTATTTTAGTATCGCCCTGTGTACTACCATAGCCTCCTGTTAAATTGTTAGGATCAACATCGATTTGAATAAAGTCGTATCCAACTTCTAATCCTGCCGTGATCTGGTTAGATCCTAACGGAACAGCAAACGAGTTGGTATTTTGAAAACTTAAACTTCTATAAGTTACTAGGTCAGTTTCGTCAAAGTTAATAGCAGTTGATGGTCTTGTTTCTAATCTAGCCGGATCTCTAATACCGTCAAATATTTGTGTAAAGTTATTTTTGTACTCTATATAGCTTTCGTTAGCTACAGTTGCTTGTAAAGTTCCGAAGAAGTCGGCTCCTGAAATATCGTCTGCTCTAAGATCTAATTCATAAATTGCATGACTAAATCTAATATTTGGAACTGCCGAATCATTTTGAACATCGTCTGTATCAAACGTTACATCGACTGCGCCGCCACCGCCAACTGCTGCGTCTGCAATAGTTAGTGTTTCTCCCGAACGATATCCATATCCTCTAGCTTCTAAACTGACTGTCGGAGCTCCTGACCCGTCAACTTCTACTTTAAATTTAGCACCAACACCGCCTGCACTTCCTGAAGCACTTAGGCTTGTATATGTTCCTGTTGTACGATTAACATCAGCACCGATTACATTAGTAAGTGTATTAATACTACCTACTGCTACATCTTCTGCAGAATCGCCAACTGTGCCATTATTAAGTGTATCAGAAATATTATCTACATTTGAGATAACATAGTTAAGTACTCCGACAGATCCACCGTGATCGATTTGCACTAAACTGTTAACAGTGGGAGGAGTCTTTACATCCATTATATACAGAGATGCATCGTCAAATGCGTTTGGTGTTGTTGCAGTAGTACATGCCTTTGCAGGTATGTTCATAGCATCACGTAATGTAACTTGATCTGGAATTTCGTTCGGATCGGCACCTTCAGCAACAAGGCCAAAGAAGCCATATCCGTTAGAACCGTTTAGTGAACGAATCTCCGAACCGTTTGCAGCATAGTAAGCTGCATGACAATAGTAGGTAAACATACTAACCATTTCAGAAAACGCACCGTTATTACAAACAAGACCATAACCTAAATCATTAATCTGTGTATAGTCGTTTCCTAGAATTGATCTATTACCAGCTGTTTGTAAAAACAAATCTCTTGCGACAACACCTGGATTACTATCAAACAAAGTTTCATCATAACCTTGTCCTTGTCCGCTATCATCTGGATTAGATCCTGCATCTAAGAAAATTCTAACTGTACCTGCACCAGAGTCATAATTTGAAATGGCATTAACTTGGAAGCGTCTACCTTCTAAATAGAACGGGCATGGCAATAAAGGTTCTCTTACAAATAAGCCTTGTCCTGCTTCACTTGCTAAATCTAGAATGAACGGGCTTACTTTGTTAGTAATTCTTGCTGGGATATTACCTGCAAATGCATCTACATACATGCCGCCTCTAAATCTCTTTTCGTTTTCGCTCTTAGAAAAACTAGAAGCAGTTTGTATATACGGGGATTTAGTTAGTACCTGTCCTTCAGGATCCAACACACACATAAATCCGCCGTGTCCTTGACACGTTACGTTCCTCACAATTGTAGCATCCGACAACAAGAACATGTCCATTTCGTCATTACGCTTAGGAGGATTGTATGCAGGATCAAATGCAAATGTTACTAGATCAATTAAATTACCAACTAGCGGTGGTGTACCAGCCTCGCTTGTTCCTGCTGAAATATCTGGTTCTGTTGCAGCATTTTGTGTTGGAGCTATTGCTGCTAATAGATCACCTGCAAGCGTACTAATATGATTTATTGCAGCACTTGTAATATTCTTTTGTCCGCCAAAACCTGCATTATCATATGACAAAATGTAATTTGAATAATATGCGCCTTGTGCTTGTAGTACAAATTCGCTTCCGCCTCTTGTCAAATCTTGTATTAATGCATCTACGATAAGTCCAACATCTCGGCGGCATTTGTCTTGGTCGTATATAAAGTCAATCTCGTCATCTAGATAAGTTATTACATCGCCGATCAATGTACTCTGATTACTATCAATAGTGTTTGATGCTAATTGTAATCCGGACGTTGCCCAAGATATCGACGGATCAACATCAGTAGGCATTCCGTTAATATTACCATCATCAATAACATCTATAATAATTTGAACTAGATTGTTAAGTATAGTTCCTTCTGTACCTGTAGCGTTTGTACCTGTAGCATCTTGTGCTTCGTTATTACCAGTAGATGCTGTAACTGTTGTTCCTTGTACTATTTGAGAAACAACATTTTGTAATCTACCATATGCTGCTATAGTTGCTGTGCTTTCACCTACACCTAACTGACCGATTGCACCAACAAAATAACTTCTAGCTGCAACTTTAGTAGCACGATTTCCGCCGTATAACACATCGTGTATTAACGCATCTACGATGTATTCTACATCTCTAGCACATCTAGCAGTATCATATACTAGTGTTGGATAATTTACTGCTATCCAGGCGGTAATTTCTGCTTTGATAAAGTCAGTATTGTTTTGCAATCTAGTTGCAGCACTGTCAGCTTCTGCACTAGGCAATGCTCCAGGTACCGGATAAGAAAATGCATCAATTGCACTTTCGCCATTTGTTATAATATCTATAATTTCATTAAATGACGCAGTTACTCTTGCTACTGCTGTAGCGTCGGCTGCTACTTGTGCTAATGCTAATACATCTGTTTTAAGTTTGTTTATAGCAAGTAATGTATTTGTTTTTTCAAATTGTATCTGTGTTTCATAGTTTGCTCGCAGATATGCTCTACCAGCAGTTACGCTATTGTAATTTGTTCCTAACGCAACGTCTAATACAATTGCGTTTAAAATATATCCCAAGTCTCTTTGACAAAGAGATTTATTATACAAAAGATCATCGGCGTTTGTATTAACATAATAAATTACTTCATCTTGAATGAATGCTTTATTAAGTCGCATGATTTGAGCAGCAATTAAATAATTGCCACTATTTGTTGTTTCCGGGCCAACATTAGCAGGCGCTTCAACATTAGACAAATAATGTCTGCCAAAATAACCTTGATGCTCACCAGTTTGATTAAAGAACGGTGAACCAGCAGTTGCTAGCACATTCCCGTCAAATTCTTTATCTCGGAAGAAATATGTATTAGCCCATTTAGATTGTGATACACGATCCTTTGGTCTAATAATAACTCGTCTAAATTCATCACCTTTTAATGATACATTATTAGAAAGTTTAATTGGAAAATCTTCTTCGTATGTTCCTGATTCAACAAACAGCGTTATTTGTTTATTTTTAACGTAGTTTCCATATTTTACAGGCTCGCCTGCAACAAAATCTTTTCCATTTAATTGTATTAATTGGAATGTATCGTTATTACTCTCAGTTCCGTCGTTTGTTATTAAACTTACAATTCTTCCCTTAGCACCAGAAACTTCACCAACTATTACCTTGCCTGGCAATGTATCAGTATTATCTGGATCACCTTGATCAATAAAGGTTCTAGAACCGTTATCTAAAACTAATTTGTATGTGCTACCATATACAACGTCAGCACCTGCATCGATACCATTTTGAATAATATTTAATATTAAATCAAATTTAGCACTCACTGCTGTTCTTGCAACAATATTAGCATCTGGATCATCAAAACTTTGTTCAATTTTAATACTATTAAAATCTGCAACACGAGGCTGATATACAACACCCATCTTACCGCCAGTGGTATAGTTTGTAAATGTACTAATATCCCATAAGTTTAATAGGTCGTCATCTTCGTAAAGTTCAAAAGTATCATCATCAATAACTTTAACATATGCAGACAAACCTTCAATTTCAGTCATGCCTCCCATATCTTTAAAGATTACTTGTTCTTTATCTATCAGTCCGTGATTAGTTGAAGTTGTTACTCTTGCACGTTCGTTACTAGAACCACTTCTATCTACAGAAGATATTTCTTTTTCTCTATATAATCTATTCTGTAAAATTGCGTCTACAATATTTTTAGCAGTAGTTATTGCACCAACAGTTTCGCTTAATTGTTTAGTAATTGCATAACGGCCACTTGTACTTGAATAGTACCTTTCAGCTGCTTGACGTGTTAGATAGTTTGCTTCTAGCTGTCTGTTAATGTCATATGCAATAGCATCTATTATTAATCCAATATCTCTTTCACATGTTTGTACTTCGTAGATAAATTCTGGAAACGTAAATGCAATATATCCAGAAATTTCTTTCTGAACGTATTCTCTGTTTAGTTCCATCAATCGTCTAGTTTGTTCATACACAGGAACATCGACTTCTGCTGAGACAACATTAGCTGTATCGTCTCCATTGTCTCTCGTAATAGTCTGGAAATAAGGACCTGGTTCTTCTGGAGCGGTTTTAACAAGTTCTTCAGCACGTCTTGCCGCAGCATTAATAGTACGGTACGCATAATTAAATGCAGATCCTTCTTTGCCTGGTGGCACACCGATCATTCTGTCATCACCGTTTGTGCTTACAAATAAGTTTACTGTAGATGAATATCCACTATTATCTACATATAGTTTTGTTGCTGCTTGTAGATCGTCGTCTCCGTTGATTACACCAAACCCTGCCAAATCACCGGGATGATCTGAAAGTGTAAGTGATCCTGCCATTGTGTCGCCTTGTCTGCGTAAAACACTGCTTCTAGGCATTGCAACATCTGACAAGAAGTTTCCTTCTAATGTAACATCTAATCCCTTGTCAACCATTGTATGTTCGTCGTCAGCTGCAATATCACCAGTGATATAAATTTTTGTTGCGGCTGCTGCATTATCGTCTACAATTTGAGCATCTTCTTGTGTTGAGTGTACGGAAAATCTATCTGTAGATATGTATCGTAAATAATATGTTTGCTCACTAGTTAAATTAGTTGGATCAGTGTATATTGAATTAAATATAAATGCAGTTCCGTTAATACCAGTGTCATACCCATGAGATAAAACTTCAATGTTTCCGTCAATATAACGATTAATATTTAAAATATAATCATCTCTTGAAGCAGGTTCGCCTGCAACACGAATTGGTAATCCAGAACTAATATAACGTCTATCGGCATAACCTTTGGTAATAACTAAATCGTCAATGGTTAAGTTTGTATTGTGTCTGTTATTAAATTCTTGAACTGCTGATTGACTAATTGCAACATTACCAATTGCATTGCCGCCAACATTTAATGGTCCGCCGAGGGATGGTTTTTGGTCATCTGATAATTTTGTAAACGCTGTTGAAATAACTAGTTTACCTGCAACACTATAACTAAACGTAATAGTATCTTGTGCTGTTTCGTCTAGTGCAGAGTTAGATGCAAATTCTACTAAATTAATTTGATCTCCGGCATCATTTACTAACGGAATAGTGTTTGGTAATAGTGCATCAGGCGTGTCTGATAAAGATGTAAACTGTATGCTTCCACCTTGACCAAAAACTGCATATATTTCTTGGAAATTTTCGTTTACTTTACGAAACGATTCACGTATGCTATCACCAGTGCCATCATTACCTTCAACACCAATGTTAATATCTTGTCTTGCCATTTAAGAACTCCGCTATAGAATGTAGAAATTTTATTTCTTTGCTTATGTTATTTATCGTATGTTTTTATAATCTTAATGTAAATATAGTTATGTTCATAAGAGAATTTAAAAAGCAAACCCGACATGTTCGCAAAAGCAAAATGGGCAAGGAACACGCCTACAAGCGTGAAACTACTATGTGTGTGTTTCGATGTGATAGTTGTGATCGAGAGTTTGAACGCACAAGAGGAAGCATGGATCCTAAGCGTCTAAGCAATTCCTACTTTCACGTATGTAAGAACTGTGATAGTAAGAAATTTGCTCAAAAGAAAGGCGTAGAACAGAAGCAAAAATGGAATATGACTGCTAGTAGCTCTACGCCTATTAGTAAATTATAATTATTTTTCTTTTTTGAATAGTGTCCAAGCACCGTATGCAATAGCACCGTATGCTACTAGACTTGCAATTGGCTTAAAGATTAGAAACGCAACGCCTGCACCAATTAGCACAGCACCGTCTAGTGTTGTACGCTCGCCTAATCTATCAATAATAAACTTTTTCATTACTTCTCTCCTTACTTTTTGTAGCCGTCCGGGGTAATATTTTCTACTGTTTTCATTGACTTTGGAGAAGTTGCTAATTTGTTAGATTTCTTCAAAACGGGTAAATGATACTTATTATTATTATCTTTTCGTACACCAACGACCCTATCAAGTTTTAGACTTCCTGAATAAACTGCTGCCATTTTTATCTCCTGTGTTATATGTATTTATGTAAATAATTGTTCCTAATAGGAGGTAATTATGATTAAATGGTTAAAATCACTTTTTGGTTTCGATGTTCCGGATACTCCGGTAATTGCACAAGCACCTGCTTCCGTACCAAAAGCAATGCCTAAAGCTAAAAAGGCAGAGACTAAAAAGAAATCTGCAACTAAAAAGACAGCAAAGGTTGATCTAGACAGCATGTCTAAGAAAGACTTACTTGCTCATGCTAAGAAAAATGGTATTAAATCCAATGCTAGTATGAACAAAGCTGCTTTAGTTGAAGCAATTAAGAACGGTTAACAATAGCTGCTTGTAATTGCTGTATAGCAGAATCTTGGCGAGTCAGCTTTCGCTCTAACACAGTGATAGCGGCTCGCTGTTTTTTTGATTGTTCTTCCAAACTACGAACATATGCCAGCGTAGGAAGTTCTTGTTGACTTCCATCCTCACCAAGTACCATCATTGTATCAACACCTTGCGCACGTAATCCGCCTGCTACACGATTAGGATTCTTATCAGATTTCGATTGGGTCTGGCTGGGTGCTTTCCTGCCGTACATTTGATTTAGATAACTCATAGTGGTTCCTCTCCATATTGTATTTATTATAGTATGTTTCCTGGTATTGCTGCAACGTTTCCAGCAATAACAATTCTAGATTCATCTGACTCTTCAATAGGAACCATATGTTCTAAAAATCCGTCAAATAATATTAACATTGATTCTTCTGGTTGCACAGTTAAATCAATAGTATTAAAAACTAACGGAGCACAATTTTTAGGAGCCTTTACATAATAACAGAATGCAGTATGTACCCAACGATGGTCATGTGGATCAGCATAGTCTCCTTTATTATAGACTCCTCCCCAAATATCTACAACAGCGTATGTTTGTCTTTTAACTTCGTCTTCGGCATCATAATCGTTTTTAGTATATTTTTCTATAAGGTAAGGAACCACTCCTTCTTTTACAATCCTTTCAGCTAAAATCTCTAGTTCAGGATGATCCTCAGTTAGTCGCCATTTAGTCATGTCTGCTTTTAAATTAGTTTGCCTATCCATCTCATCGCCTTTAGATAGGATTAGATTTGTCAACATTTTATTGTCAACGTCTAGCGTAGTTATACCTACACTAACAGGCGAATTCAGTTTTCCTGAAATTAGCATTTTTGATATTTTCCTTATAAAATGTATATAGCTTTTGCGATGCTAAATTCTTAGCTTTTGACTCCACCATAATATCAAAATTATTCCAATGCGATAGTGCCCAATCATTTACAGCATTATTCCACATAAAGTCGCTATGTGCTCTAAGTTTTTGTTTTTTGTATCCCTGTTCTAGTAAAGAATCCATTACCGGTAGTATATTAGGATCATGCTCAACGAGTAAGTCTTCTCTAGATACCGAATAGTGCATTACTGGTCGAACACCTCGCCAGCTGTCAATTACGCGAGTAAGTCTATCGTCGGTTGGTAAAATGTATTCTCCTGTACGGACCCAGTGATGGTGTATGTCTGGTACGAGTGCAAGTTCGTCGGCAAGTTCGAGACTTGCGTCGAGTCCCCACGACATTTCGTCGTTCTCGATTGTGATTGTGTTTCTTGCTTCGGGCGAGAGTCTCTTGAGGGCGTCTTTGATGCCTTGTGGACCTTTTCTACCCGATATATGGACATTGCACTTGAAGTCTTGGAATGATTGTCCATAGCCCATCCAGCGGATGCAGTCGGTGTGATATTCAAATTCTTCTATGCTCCTCTCGACAATTTCAGGGTTATCACTAGCAAGAACGGTAAACTGGCCAGGATGCATACTAAGTCTAACATCAAGTGTTCTTGCAAGCTCGCCGACTCTAGCAAATGCTTTTTCGCAATACGCTCGAACATCAGGTTGCTGCCAATAGTAAGCCCAGTCAGACTGAGTGTAAACAGGAAGGACATCACTGCCAAGTCGAACCATTCGTAATTCATTAGGTAAACTCCCTACGTATTCAATCAAGTTGTAGTATGACTGAATGTTATGAACCATAATATCCCACAAGCGTTGTTCAGCAACATCACGTGTTTGTCTGTTGAGCCACTGTACTGTTGTGCTACGAGTATTTAGCGGTCGTTGAATTTCTTCTAGTAGTTTTTTCTTCTGCGTTTGATCCGGATGCATGTACTTACATGCGAAACCTATACGCTTCTGTTGTGCCTTCATAAAGTCGCCTGCTGTTGTAAATTTTAAATCCATAGTGTTATTATACTATCTTTATAATTATTAGTCAATATCAACTTTATCAATCTTGTGTAAAAAAAATAGAAGTGTTAATCTATCATTACCGTTTCCGCCTAACGTATCCATTGCACTATGATAAACATCACCAGGAAACATTATTAATCTATTAAAGTTATTATGACATATAATGTCTGGTAAAAAACTATTCCACTGTTCTTTTTGATATGTTTGTGTACCACTTGACATTGGTGCGTTAGGTGTGAGATAAATTACACAACTGTATAAACTAGCGTCTTTGTGTATCTTTTCGTCCCAATTAGGATCTTTATGATCCTTTTCATTCATTTTGTGGAATACTAAATTTCCTTCTATAGCATAAGCACAATTTGTATCGAAGTATGAATATATAATTTTACTAGTTATATTAGTATATAACTCCATATCAATATCTTTAATACATTCTGTTCTAATGCCTTCCCAATATTCAGTATCATTCCTAGATCTATAATCCATACTTTCTGATAGTTTGATTATTTCATTAGGGTTATCAAAAAAATTGTCTATAACTACATATTTCATTTTATACCCAATTCTCTATTACCCACGGATCTTTGCAAAAATGTGGATTAGGATCTCCATGGAATACACATATACAACACTCCACTCTTGGCTTAACATTTTCAATTACTTGAAATGTTCTTTCGCCTTTTTTCTGCCCAGTTGCAAATGCTCTATTTTTTCTAACTTCCCATTTCCAACTTTGTATCCAACTATCGGGATATAAGTCTGCCGGCGTCTTGCGTGTCGCTTCATACAACCAATCTTGATCTCCAAATAGTCTACGTTGAATCTGAACTTTGTCTTTATCAAATTCTTCCCAGACGTGATGTAATTGTCCTGTTTTAAATCGAACTACACTGCTGTTATACTTTTGCCACTTAGGACGCATTGCTCTAGTAAAATCTCTTATGGTGCACCATTTATCAGGTTGCCAGGTTAAAAGTTTATCTATATTTCCAGCAATAACTACATCTAAGTCTAGATAAAGAATTGTTCCTTTTATTGGAAGGTCTTTTGAATACATGTAAGGCTTACACCACCAACCTGCAATACCTTTCGGTAAGGGTATTGTTTTTATGTTAGGGTTTAAACCTTCGGTATTTTCTGTCAGACACACAAACTCATGTTGTATGGTACAATTACGTTGCACCATATTGTAAAGTTTGTTAACATAAGTATGATCATACTTTGTGCCATGCTTTAAACATAGCACATAAAATTTGTCTCCAACATCGATACTTAATGAAGCTTTTGGTGCCGGCACACTCTTTTGCGCCTTTTCACGACGGCGCTGTTCTTTAATAATCTTCCATTGATCCTTAGTGTACTGGCTCTTATCAATCTTTGCCAAATTACGCCTCGTAGATCGCCGAGTTTGCTCCGTGTTCAAAAACTTCTACACTTTTTACCCTTACACTAGGATTTAATGCAGTCCCATCTTTGATTGATTTTTGAATTAACTTAGTTAATTTAGTCCAGGCCATTTCTGCAAATCGTTCGCAACCTACTGCTGGAACAATTCTGAGGTTAACAATGCCGCCTTTTTTATCTAAATCAATAAAAGTATCAAGCTCTGGATCATCTTCTGCAACTAGTAATGTATGATCAAACATATGTTCTGCCCAATTTTTAAAATCTTTAAGGCCACCAAAGTCCATTACCCAGTTGCGATCGTCTAAAGTATCACACTCAAAAATTAGTTTAATACCGATTGAATAGCCATGTATTAAGGAACAATGGCTATCAGCTCGCCACTGACGAAATGCACATGATAGACCCCTATCATTGCCGTATGTTTTTGTAGAATAAAATTTACCCATCTCTTGCCTCCTGTTTTAAGTTCGAGTAAGTGTGATGCGCAGAGTATTTATAGTGGGATGAGCATATAAGTCCACTTGCATCATACTATGTATTATATGATATTGTACTTATGTTGTCAACCGTTACGTTAGTATATTTCCAGGCTTTGGGCAAGTCCCATTTGTCTTCTTGGTATATTGTAAATTGTATTTTTGGGAAGCACTTGAATACCATTCCTATTTGATGAATCCAATATCGTGGATCTACTGCTCTCTTACTAGCATCGTCATAATTAGGGGTACTCTTGTATATATTGTTAACTGTTTTTGTTTTACTGTGTAAATCAAAACCTAATAAGTTCACATACTTTTCTTTTGCATATTTTGCTGCTATTAATACAGCATAAGGGCCACTTCCCCATTGGAAAGGATCGTCCCACCTGTCGCTGCCTACATAAGGCAAATCTGGAACTTCACGTACTCTTAATTTTTTGAATTGATTAAACCAATTTGAGCGTGTATAAACTAACGTGCCATTTAAATTTACGCCGGCATTTAATGCTTCGTTTACCATTCTACGGTCTACACAAACTAGATAGTCTGTGTTGTAATCTCTATAGATAGCATTGCAGCCAGCTTTAGGGCCGTCTAGTTTATCTATGTTAATTGTTGCTCGGCTCTCGCCATTGCCTATTGCCCACATCTTTTTTAATCTCTTTTAATTCGTTCTTTATGTTTTCAAAGTTCTTTTCTACTCTTTCAGCAGATTTCATCATTGCTACTATTTTACTTACCGCCCACCACCACCAAAACACACTGGTTGTGATAAAAATAGTTGTTATGATTATAGATGTGATGTTTACTATTGAATCGAAGCCTAAGAATATTTCGCCTAGAAGAATGGCTAATGCCGCAAATGGTGCTGTCCACGCCGCATAACGCCAGTATTTTGCCTGTTGTTCTGTTGTCATAATTGTTCCCTCTCTGAA